AACGGGGTTTTTACCATTTGCCCCAAAGCCCCAAAATCTAGCCCTTGAATGACTAGGACAAGGTGGGCTAGTCCAAATAAAGTCAAACTCCTGGTAGTGATCTAATAAGTATTGATGTGCGTCAGCGACTACAACTGTGTCATTAGGAAATCTTTCTTGATATAGTTTAGCTAATTCTTCGTCGTATTCTACAGCCGTAACATTTACGTCTGTAACCTCGTCCCACTTGTAACGATTGCCTCCTAGACAAGCGTATAAATTTAATATTTTCATTCTTCTGAATTTGGGTGTACAATAAATTTCCAACGTCCACGTTCGTCGGTGTCGTCATCTGGTAGATTTAAGTCTTTAATTAGTCTTTTAAATATCTCACGCTGTTCATCTGAAAACTCAGGTTGCTCTACGTCTTTATTGCGTTGTATCTGTCTTTCCATACGTTCGGCTCTTTCACCTTCGAATTGCTTAAACGCTTCTACTATTTCCGGCAACATAAGACGTTCAAATTGATTGCCGTACTTACCTGTCTTGAAGTTCATCATTATACAACGCCATTCTTCTAGCTTCATAGCAGGGAACCATTCTATTAAATATTCTACTGCTTCTATTATATGTTCTGTTTCACGTATCGTCTTGTTGTAGTCAAGATAATCTAACGTGCTTTTTAACATTGCAGTAAGCGCAACAAACGTTTCTTTCTTGCAATACTTATATGCTGTTTGTACGTTTGTGCCGTATTGCCACGCCTGAGCCGGCGTCATTTTAGAGTGACTCGATATAACTGCTAAACTTTTCAGCGTCGAAGTTTTTAGTTCTTCTTGTCTTGTCTGGCTTATAGAATCCTTTCCACCCTTGCGCAATTGCGTAATTGATAAGTTCTTTTGCTGTTCCTTCATCTTGATTTGATAGTTCTGATAGTCGTTTTAGTGCAGCTTGTTCTGACACTTTAGATTTGTAGTTAAATTTATGCTGTTCTTTCTTATACTGCTTCCATAATTTCCAACGATCCTTAAATTCAATAGTGTCAAATGGATATATTATGTTATCAATTGTAGTTGTACTCTGTTTGTTATTTGGTATAGGTTGCTCGAATACGGTCATACCATTTACCGAATCTGACGAATGCGTTATACCAATTTCGGTAATTGCATTTCCCAAAGTGTACCATTTAGTCCTGTCGTACTTCTGCTTGTTAAAACGACTGCTAATTATAGCACCATCTTCTTCAAGTTTTGTCAGTAGTCGTCCGATCTTTCTTGCAGACCAAAACGGAAACAACTTTGAAAACGCTGTCGTGCTGTTGAAGGTCCAATACTTTTCTTCAAAAAAGTTCTTGTCATTAGCTTCATTCTTTGCTACCCAATACCGGATGTGGTGCAGCATTACTGCTGCTTCCACTCCGTATTGTTCTGCATCTTCTTTACTAAAAGCAAAGTAGTCCATTACGATTGCAACGCTTGTTCGTGTGCCATAACTTCCCAAACTATTTGTGAAGCCGTAACGTTCTTATCTTTTACAATCTCAGGTGTATGCTTTAAGATACCTCTAGGATTCTTTGTAATCCACCCACGTATTGTAGCAGGTGTAATACCTAAATCTCTAGCCATTCTTGCCTGAGTGCCATAGTGCTTGCCTATGAACTCGTGTAGATCTGATTTTCTACTCATAATTAAAACGGCATTTCAACAGGTTGCTCTGCTTGTAGAGTACAATCAACATTATCAAGATCCATTGCGTAATCTTTCAGTTGTTTTGCAAGGGCAATTGCGTGTCTTAAATCCTGCTTGTCAGGTGGTGAATTAGTCCATTCCCATTCACAAGCAAGTCGTATTGCCCATTGATTCATAATCAAATGCTGTTTGCGTTCTTCACGATCTTGGAAGCGTGTTACACTATTGCTTGTGCTGTCAGAGTTGTTTGCCCAACTGAATCCATCACGTGGTTTAGACAGCTTTAGTTTGTTACCATACTTGCCGTCTTTGACTTCATAGTCAACTTCGTCACCAACGTTCCAACGATCCGGTGTTGTTGCGTTGACTTCACCTGTTGTCCCATCTTCTAATTCTACTTCGGACTGATACATAGTTTTGCCGTCCCTAGTTTCCCAAGTTCCATTAGCTTGGATTGATTTGATTTTACTGCGCTTATACTGCATAGTTTAAAATTTTAAAGGTTTACATAAAAGTTTGTATTTGTTTACTGCACGTGAGAAAGTCACGCCTGACACCCTCGAAAGGTATCTCTTTTTAGACTGTCTATTCTTCCATACCTCGTTATCTTTTTTAGACCACAATATGTCGTCAACGTCACCACCTGTAAGAAGAAACAATAACTTCTTAAAATTAAGTGCTTCTGAATCTCCCCACCAAGTTATGTTAGATATACGCTGTACTTTCTCTCTTTCAAGAATAAATTTCATAGCTGAAGCAACTCCTGCAAATCCTACATACTTGCCATTACATAGTAACGTTATACGCTTTTCATAGATTGTATGAAGATCTTCGTCAGTAAGACCTGGTGCTGTCAATACACAGCCATAAATGTCTAGTGCTTCACCTTTGACTTGGTCGTAAACATATCCGAAATAGTTGTTTATTTCATCACTCATCTTTTCCAATATTTTTCTGTCCAAACCTCATCAATAACGTATCCCATATCTTCGTATTCTTTTAAGACTTCGTCTAGTTCAGCTTCGTTCTTACAAGTTCTGTAGTATGTCCAACTAGATTCTTGAAGAAACATAGGACGTACGTCTATTGCAAACGTATGTGGGTATTTTGTTTCTTCCTTGCTCATATTTTCTTAGTTCTTGCAGCAACTATTGATTGCTTAAAGTCAGACCAAATACGCATAAAGTCAGCTTCAAATTTAGCTGTTGCGTCAAACTCTTGTTTAGTTAACCATTCTCTCCACTCTTTGTGGCTAGAGAATCGTTGCTCAGGGTATGTTGTTTTTTTAATGTCCATCTTGCATTTCCTTTAATGATTCGTACAATTCGTTAACTAAATCTAAGCCATACCAATAAACCAAGTTATTGACTAGCTTTTCAGCGTTATCAAATGAGGTTTGTATTTCTCCGAAATGATTTTGCTCATAATCATTGCATATACTAATGGCAGAGAACACAGACAAGCCGTGACGTTCTAGCCATTGTTCAGCTTGATAATAACCTATTATATAGTAATCTTCATTAAATAACCTGTGGTGCAAATCGACTTCATCTGTCATATACAAATCCAAATCAGTTGCGTGTTCGGTTATGTACTCCGATAATTCTTCTCTAATACTACTTTTCATTGCTGTATGGATTGTCAGCTTTTGCATCACGTGCTATGTAGTATGCGTCTAGCTTTGTTTGTTCTTCCTTGAGTCGCTTTTGGTGGTACTGTATATTCCACTCAGCGTCTTTAATTAATTCGTCTAGTGTCATTTTGTATATTGATTTGTTTATTTAGTTAATTCGTCTATTTGTTTCTGAACTTCTAATGCTTTATCCATAAGACCTTTGTTGTAAAAGTCGTTTCTTAGATTTTGTAAGTAAAGCAGGTATTCGTATTTGAATTGTGTCATTTTGTTTGCTTAATTAATTATGACGCTAATTTATGGCAGAAGATCCAACAAGGCAAATAAATTTATATAAAAACGAAAAAAAAATTATGTTTACCTGTATTTACAAGGAAAAAAAAGACGACCTATTTGGATCGTCTATGTTGTTGCACTTATATTAGCAACGTAGAGGACATTGATTTGTTTGCATAATATCCTTTAAGAGTCCCAACTGCGCCGTCATTTCGTAGTTGGGATTCGTCTATAATACGTATTCTGTTTTCTTCTTTGGCTTTCCTAGTGGCATCAAACAATTGATTGCTGTGTGTCCTCCTATAACAACACCACAACCTATTGCTTGTTTTTTGTAGTGCCTAGCGTATGCTGCTGCATAGCTTTCCCAATCAATACCGCATCCGACCTGCATACCAAACACTCGGAAGTTGCGACCTACTAGCCACTCAGTATAAGCCTGTGTATGAATGTGACCTTGTACGCTGCTCTGCATATCGTTTTTAGCTTTAGTCCTAGCTGTGCCACCTTCACCGTGTATATATTGTACCTCATCATACACAACACGTTCTACCCAATTCCAAGTTGTTCCTAATACCTCGTTGTATGACTTAATCCATTCTCTTGGTATTGCGCTACTAAACGCCTTGCGCATTATTATTCGATCGTGGTTGCCAATACATACGTCTGCCTCAGGAAACGCCTTGTGCCATTTCTGCACACGCTTAATAGCTATCTTTAATTCTTCACCACCGCCTAGACCGTTTGGATCTGATTCGTGATAGCTGGCGTAGTGGTTGTCTATTATATCGCCTATGAAAATTACTTGATTGCAATTCCATTTTGCGTAGGTTTCTTGGCAAAACTCTAGGTAACCTTTAAGGCAGAAAGGCTCGTGCAAGTCCCCAATTACGAGGACTCGCCGTTCCTTCTTAGTAAGGTGCTGAAACGCTTTCAGCTTGTTACCTTTTAGTCTAGGTCTTGTTTCCTTCAAGGAATGATAAGCATAACGGCATAACACCTATAAGGCATAGCACAACTCCACCCCAAGTTATTTCGCCGTTCATTGTAGTTAAGGCGTATGTAACAATAACACCACCTATTGTTCTTTTTGCAGACCACTTACGTAGTCCACCCTTGTCACGAAAGATCTCAGTTAGATCTAACTTGCCAAGAAGATTTGCTATTTGTTTTTGCATTGCTCTTTGCAATCTTTAGCACAAGTGTTCTTGCCTAAAACAATAGCGTTAAATACTCGCTTAATAATGTCAAGTATCTCATCGTCTTTTTTAGTTGCTGTTAGTGCAGTCCAGGTGCTGCAGAAAGCAATCAAGGCAAGAGATAGCTCCACCCAATTGTTTGTTATAAAATTCATAATTTATCTATTTACTAAGTCACCAAATTTATCACGCATATTAAATGAAGGACACGCTTTGTCTTTATTGTAGTCGTTATGTCCACGTACTTTTAGTTCACCAAAACAAACTTCTAAGAACTTAACAAGATCTCTAAATGCTTGTTCTTGTTCTTTAGTCATAGTGTCTTTAGGCTCAAATGTTACTTTGTCTTTCGCTTTCTTTTTGTCAAGCGACTTTTTAGACTTCTTGACTGCACCACCGACATACGCAACACCAACAGATCCGTAGTTCTGTCCCCACGTGTGCGCACCTACCTTGTCAATATGACGACCACGTTCAACTGTGCCGTTCTGGTGAATAACAAAGTGATACCCAATGTCTGCCCAACCATTACCTTTTACGTGCCAATTGCGTATCTCTTTTACGCTTACCTCTCTTTCTGCAGGTGTATCTGTGCAATGTAAAATTACTTCTTTAATTTCTCTCATTTAATTCCTTTTTCAGCTAATAATAATTTGATTTCTTGCATACCCTCGCACAAACTCCTAAGTAATTCTTTTACTTCGTTCTCGTGTTTTTCAAGGGCAACTACTCTAGCTGTCAGAATAGTGTAATCTCTTTGAAATTTAAATACTGTGCCAAGCAACCCTGCTGCAAGCATTAGCAATTCATATTGTGTAACGTCCATTATGAGTCAGGTCTTTCTGTGTGGTAAAATTCTAGCATATCGTGTACAATGTCGTACAGCTTAGCAACTTTAGCTTGTAATTGCGCTGTTGTCATTTTGCCACTTGGCTTGTCGTTGAGAATGTCGTCGTGTGCATTCTTGTCTGTATCGTAGTCAATTAGTCTAGCCATTACGTTGTAAACATTTGGATATTAGTAGGGAAGAATTGTGTTGTGGTTACTGTGCCGTCATATACTGTGCAACCAAATACAAGGTCGCCTGCAGCCAAAGAAACGCCGTTAGAAGAAGTTACAACCATTGGTTTAATGTTTTGTGACGAAGCCGGTACTGTTAGTTTAGCACTTGCAACAAGTGTAGCTGTTAGTGATCCTGTGTCGCCTGTTCCGTTTTCTAGTGCCGTTACTGTTGCGCTATCACACTTGTACATAAAGTATCGCATAACAACACCGGCAACTTCTGCAGATCCGTCAAACTCTTGATTCACGTAAAGACCTGCAGTACCAGCAATTGGCACTCTGAAAAGTCCGTTGGTAATGTTATCAAGATCGACAGTCATTTGCGTTGATCCTGGTGTTCCTAAATCACCTCCGGTAGTTAGAGGATTGTCACCGGCGTTTGAAGACCATATATAATAACAGAATCCTAAAGTACCACCCCACATTATACCTTTTGAACCTGCGTCATTTGAAGTACCAATATTCATTCTAGCACCTGCTGATACTATATTGCCACCACTACTACCTGCACCTGCCATAAGGTTAGCGTAGGTTACTTTCTTGCTTGCTGTTGCAGAAGTGTCAACAATATAGAGTACATCGTCATTCGCCGGTGTCCCACCTAGTGCTGTCAGGTCGCTTACTTTCTGATTTGCCATTGATATACTTTTTTAGTTTCTGTTCGTTTATTTTAGTTGGCTTGTACTTGCCACGCTTCTTCTTTAACATTTGATATTAGCACCTGCAAGGAAAGCTGCATAACGCTTATCCATATAAACGTCGTCAACATTAAGTCCTTGTGTATAGTTATTGCTTGTTGGTGTCAGGTCAGATCCTGAATTACTAGAATACTCAGGATAGCTACTAATGTTGTCACACAAATAGTCTATAATTCTCTGCCTGTAAAATTGCGCCATATCTAACGCTTGATCCATTAGTGGCTTTAAATCGTCATACGTTGCTGCCGTACTCTGTTCAGAGTCCATAACCACAACAGCGTTATTAACGAATCTTAGACGCAAAAACGGCACTAATTGCACAAAGGCATACTGCACAGTAGCCGGTATAACGTAGTCCTCTAATAACGTCTTATATACGCCTGTAACACTACCACCGTCTATATCGTTAGATAGCTTGTTGTATAGGTCAGTACCAAGCACAGGCAATATCCAACGTTGCTGAGCCATATAAACGTAAGGTCTAATTAGGTCGTCATCTACTGAGCCACCAATTGCTGTATCTCTTTTCAGTCTGTTTGATGATACAAATAATGCTTGTGCCATAGTTTAGTTTTTAGGTGTTTTAATTCTTCTTGCAATTTCTGGATCTACGAAACCGCGATTAGCTTGATCACGAGGACGCTGTGCAACTCTAGGATCGTTTGTTTGTAGTGGTGTGTCTTGGTTTTCTCTAATAATTTTACGTGCTTGATTTACGCTGATACGTTTGTTGTCTTTTCTTAGGTACGTTCTACGTTCCCAAAAATGCTGACACGATCCTCCACCTTTAAAGAACCATATATTATAGAAGTCGCTACCTGCAGGTCCCCAACCAGGATTTGTAGCTTGGTTTGAAGCAAGTTCAATAGCTTCTTTAGTCCATACTTTATTGCCTGCTCCTACCATCAGCCTACAGAAATCACGTGAAGGATTGCCGTTGATTCCTGTTTTCTTAGGCATATATGCGTAGCGCACTCGAATAAGGTCTGTGTCTTGTTCTGAAACTCCACGACTAGAACGTTCTTGTGATGAGTCAGAAATAACTCTTGGGTTTGCAAAAGTCCACATTGCGTTATATAAGTCCTCACGGTCGTAATCTACTTTACGTGCGTCAATCATTTCGTAATGCTCTAACATTTCGTCGTGATCTTCGCTAAGATTAAGAAGGTAGTCTGCTGCGTGAACCTTGTATAATCTTTGCGTATCGTCTTTACTAAGTTTTAATTCTTTTAACTTATTATTTGCCCAACGCAATCCGGCTTTGCCTCCCCACGCATCATACATTAGCATACCGCAGCCGTCAGAGTAGCTTTTAGAGGCTTGTAGATCCTTTTTGTGCCTTGTCAGGTAGTTAAACATACGTTGCACTGTTTCAATGCTTATAGGCTCTCCTTTAGCAAGTTGGTTGGCACGTTGTTTTCCTACGGCTGTGCCACAAGATCCCCAACCATTTTTCTCTACCCATTCAAGAACTTTCTTAGCGTTATTCTTTACGCTTTTCGGATAGTCGCTGATTGATTCAGCAAATACATCTCTTTTTTTTTTACTGCTAAATTCTTCTACGTCAACAACTACCTCATCGTCTGTGCTTACACCTTCCTTCTCTTGCTCTCCTTCGTCTAGCGTATTAATAACGTCAAGATCTAAAAAGTCTGCAGGCTTAGCTGTAATGAAGAACAAATCTAACTCAATGTCATTTATACTAAACAGCTTTCCTAATGCATCTAGTATAATGTCTTGTAATGGCTCAACTACGGTGTTGTTAAATAAAGAATATGAGTCACGCAACTCGTCTGCGTTATTTCCAAATCCTCCTCCCTCAGATCTAACACCAAATAATAACGGACTTGTTACTCTGTGTCCTGTGAGAATCTTTTCACTTACTAGCTTTGACAGGTACTCATACATACCATCTGCACCGTTCTGTTGTATTGGCGTAAACTCTGGAGCTGTTTCGTCACCATCATTAAACGTAATTAGAATGCGACCTGCATTATCTGCACCTGTAAACTTCTGTATTACTTTTTGCTCTATTCTACGGCGTTCCTCTTGCGTAGGTACACCATTCTTAAAACTGAGTAACATAGAAGGGAAGAAGCCACGTCTTATATTTTGTAGATGAAACTCGCTTATCTCACGATCTAACTCTATGTAATTTGTAGCACCTGCATAATCCGGTAAGGCGTAGTAATGATATGAAGGCGTATAACGTCTAATCTGAAAACAAGTTGACGCTGCAGTTCTGTTTTCTAAACTAAATTTCGGTATAACTTTTTCTTTAATTCTCTTTTCACGCCAATCCGGTTTGTAATAGAACTCACTAACATTACCTTCTGTGTCTGCTACGCCACTTCTTATTGTGTGAACAGGCAAATGTTTAAGACAAGCGATCCTAGTTCTTGCCTTATTCCAAATAACATTGACATAAGCCATTCCGTATAGCTTAATATCAAATGCTATCATTTGCAGAATATGCTCATCACTCATTCTTAACAAATCTTGCAGACGCAACCATTGTTCACGCTTGCCGTCATTGTCGTCACGATCAGTAGCGTCTAAGCCACCTCCGTATATCATATCTGCAACGCCGTTTATTATAGCACCATTAGTAGAACTAGCTAAGAAAAGGTCACGCAGATACTCTCCGTATAAGTCGTCGTGTCCATAGCTTACGTATAGCTGTCCTTGTTTTTCTTCAAATACAGGTATCTCTGAATCTGTGTAATTAATTACGCTAAAATTCTCTTTGTTCATTATGGATATACGTATTGTGTAAGATTCTCGTTATATTCTTTATAGCCGTCAGGTACTTCTTCCATATTGCCTGAGTAGTCACGTACATAGGCTAATCCTTCTTCAAGTTTAGCTGTCGCAGAAGCAGGATCTAAGTTGCTAGAACTTGTTTGCTCGTATATTTCGTAAGTGTAAAAACCCATAGGAAACGTATCTAATTTACCTGTATCGTCATAGAACTTTATACGACCTGTTGTTGGTGCAGCAGTTTCATCTTTATCTATGACAGTAAAAGTCATTCGAATATAACGAGGTAAATTGTCAGTATTAACAGAAGTTGGTATAAAGTACAAACTATTTTGACTACTTTGTGACGTTAGTTTTATTAAGTATTTAACACTTGCCTGTGCAATACTCTGCAGGTCAGTAGCTGTTACGTATATGCTCTGCGTAACGTCTGTGTTAGTCGTATTATTTGCGTTCCTTATTTGCAGCATCAATTAAATATATAACAATCTTTAAATCGTTTAAAATAAAAAAAGGAGGACGGCGTATTGCCACCCTCCCTTTCTTTTATCTAGTCAACAACTTACGCTGTTGTGATAGTTAGGTCTGCTTCGTCTGTCAATCCGTCGAATGGATATTTAGCCGTAGCTACTCCTGCAGTAGCAGGAAGTATATACAACGGATTTTGTTCCTTCGCTGTGAAGTTCAAAGTCAAGCCATTCATATCTGATCGGTTTGTACCCGTTGCAATCGTGTCACCACCTGTTAGGTAGCAGCCGTCCTCGATTCCCATAAGGAATACGTTGTCGTTGCTATCTTGTACGAAGATTTGCGCACGATTCTTTGCGATTAGTCCAAGCTGAAATAAATCAGCTGCCACCACTTTATGTAGAACTACGTTCAAAGTCTGATTGTACATAACCGATCCTGTTGCCTTGTCTGCCTCGATAGCAGTCGTAAAGTTAGAAAGGTCAGTAACTAAGTCATACTTAAAGACTGTAACAGTTGTGTCTACTATATCCCAATTAGCAAATCCTGCTGTTGTGATAGTGTAAGAGTTTCCTGTTACCGTTGCTTCTTTAAGAATGTCTGAACAATATGAACTACAAATGTAGATGGCTTTCAAACCACCAATTGCGTCACGGCAATCAATGCCCCTCGCTGCTGTTATGTTACAAGCCATATTATTGTGGTTTTAAGGATTAAGAAAAGTTAAAACAAACAACACCGTCACCAGGTACTGCTACGTTACAACCAACTGCGAACTGCATAGAAACTCTAACGTTGTCAGATCCATCGTATGCGTATGTTGGGATTAAACGAGCCTGTGTGTCAGGTGTGTAGCTGTTAGCAGCAACAACAAGGTTTTCAGGATAAGTGAATACCATTACGTCAACTGTATTAGGAATTCCTGCTGTTGGGTAAACAGGGTAACCTAAGTACGTTGAAGCTGATAAATCTTGATTATATCCTGCTCCTGTGTTCTGCTGTGCTTGCGCTTGTAGGAAGAATGCATACGCTTCGTATGACATATAGAATCCACAACCAGGCTTTAACAAAATACCAGGTATGCTTGCTGCAGCGTCAAAAGTTGCGTCCATCTTGCTAAGGATATTAGTTGCATCCCAAGCTGTAGCACCAACTTGTGCTTCTACGAAGTCTTTCATAGCAGAAGCGTCGATACCATCGTTGTCAATTACGCCGTCGTTAGATAGCCAACCAAGTCCCCAAACAGCACCTGCGTCACCTGACCATAGTAAGTTCTCTAGGCTGTTACCTGTACGTAGTGCTACTGCACTCATAAGGAAGTCAGTGAACTCTACAGGGATGTCGCCGTTACGTTGCATAGCACCTTGTGCAGAGATCCAAGTTCCGAAAATAGAAGCTCTACAAATTTCTTCTTGTACTTTAAGATCGTTAAGCGTTACAACCTGCTCAGTAAGAGTAAGGTCTGCACCGTCATTAAAGCCACAATTTGAAGTACCACCTGCTTGGATAGTATCAGTTGTTGTTAAGTTAGAAATTACTGCCTTAGATTGGATTCCTTCCATAAGACGGCAACGTCCTTTTGCGATAGTTTCTGCACCTAAAATTGCAGCTGTAACGTAAGGCAACGCCAATTCACCGGCATAAGTGTTGTCCGTTACAGTAATATCGAAATCGTATTTCTTTAAGTTACTCATTTGGATTATTTATTTATGAGAATTAATAATGTGTAGCGCACGTTCTACACCGGTTAATTTATCTTTGTTTATTTCCTGCTTGTGCTGTGCAGAGAATTTGTTTGGTGAGTGTGATACACCCTCAGACGCAGGTGCGTCCTCTAATGCTTTAAGCCTTGCATCAATTTTCTCGATAGCTTCACCGATAACTGATGTTAATTCTTCTTTGTCGTCAGTTTCTGCAGACGCTTCTACTTCTACAACTTCTTCATCGTTAGAATAGATTTGACCTACAAGCTCAGCGATAGCTGCAATTGTATCTTCACCAAGATCAGGGAAGCCTGCATTTAAAGCGTCACGAACTTTCTCTACGTTCATTTCCACTTCTTCTTCTTCTTCTTCCATTTCTTCTTCTTCCTTGTGGTCTGGCGTATGTTCAAGTTCTACTTCTACGTCAACGTCGTCCTCTTCTTCGTACTCTTCTTTGTCTTTACCAAGAGATACTAAACGAGATTCTTCATTGACAACAATTTCAGTTCCGTCCTCGAGTGTGTATGTACCTGCGTCAATTACGCTTGCTTCTCCACTATCGTCGAGAACACGTACTTCAACGCCTACGTCCATAGACTCAGCTTCGGTAACTACTACACGCCCATCGTCAAGACGAGCTTCTGCGTACATTTTAGTCTTTGGCAGACCTAGTACGTCACGGATTTTTTCTATTGTGTTCATTCGTTACTTTATAAAGGTTTTAACAATGATATATATAAGTTATTACAAGGTGTTTATTTTAGTTATCATTTGCTGCGAATAGCATCTGTCCGTTGAGGTTTATTGTCTTATAACCCTGTGTGTTGTTAAACACTTCTCCCCACAATTGAGCTTCTTCTGACTTCTTAAATAACGGCTGTCCGTTAAGTACGTCTGTTGGCTTTATTTCTTCTAATAATATAGATTTTAACTTGTCAATTATTTCTTTGTCCTCAGGGCAATTCTTACATAGCGTTCCTTTAGCCATTTCAACCAAACGATCTGTGAAATAACCTTCAATACTAAATCCACGCACCTCCCTATTTTTAACTTTCTGCCAAATGTCTTTGTTGTTTACTTTGACACTCAGCATCCACGTACCTACAGGCAAGTTAAACCCATACAATGAACTCTTGTCTTTTTTAGGATCTTCTACTAACCAAGACTCAACAACTGTTACGCCGTCAATTTTAGATTGGTGTTCTAGTGTATGCTCGTTAGTACGTGCTTCACGCATAAATAACTCCATAGCTTGTGCAACAGTATCTTGAGAAAAATATACGTCATACTCCTCATCGTTCTCATCTAAGCGCATAATCAACTTGTCAGGTATCAATGCAGGTCCGACTAACATTTGCTTTTCTTCATCTACTGCAAACGTCATTTTCTTGTCTGCTTTGCTTGACAGATATACAAAGTCTGTTTCTATGGCAGGAAATCTAACTAGACTTACTGCTTCAATGCCACTAATTGGCTCATCTTCATCTATAAGAAGTTCTACTTTCTTTCTCATATCTTAAAAAATACGTTATTAATTTATGTTTATTTATCCTCCTAACTCTGCTTGTGTTTGTAGTTCATTTGCTAATGCACCTGAATCAGCTATGTCGTTCTGTAAGACGTAAGATCTTACTGTAACAATATCGTCACCACCACCGGACAGGAAGCCTGCTACGTCAGGTGTCAAGGCAAGTTGCGCATTGCCACGACCACCGGTGTCACCACTACCACCACCACCACCACCGGTATCGAATGCTCCTGCGTCCGGCATAGATTCTCCGGCTTGATTCATTATGCCTTTGATTGAAGCAAATCCACCAAGCACAATACCTACTAATTGCGCTGTCAGTAACGGACTAAGAACCGGTGCTGCAGGACCTGCTGCTGCTGCTGCTGCTTGTGCTGCTGCGATCGCTGACGCTATTGCTCGTCCTTTGTCTAGTAGCACTTGTGCAATAGCTAACTTCCTAGAATTTTCTGCTTCCTTTGCTTGAATTGCAGCTGCCTTCTTAGCATACCTTTGCTCTATTTTGTTACGTTCATCGTTTGTTTTAGCGTTTGCTAATAGTGCTTGTTTTTGCCTGTTTAGCTCAGCCATTTGACCTTTAGCTTGACCTTGATTAATAGCTGCTAAAGAAGCAAAAATACCCTTCTCTATTTCGTCCCTTGCAGCCTTCTTTGCAGCAACCTCTGCAGCTGCATACTTGTCAATTATCGCTTGGCGTTCTGCACCTAGTTTTTCTTCTAGTTCTTTAGTAAGCTCACCGGCTAAAGTAGCAGCTTCTATAATCTTTCTGTGCTTTTCGTCTAGTGCTTCTAGTTCCTTCTGTTGATCAGACTTCATATACTCCCTATGTAGGTTTGCAGCTTTCTGTTCCTCATCGTAGTATTTCTGAATTATATCCGTACGAAGTTTTTCATAATACGCTTCTATTTCTGTGAGCTGTTTTTCTAATCGTTCTAGCTCACCTTTCTGATACATTGATTCGTTCTTCTCAACCTCATCAATACGATTTAAAACGGCTTCGACTGCAGCGTCCTCTGCATCATAAGTAGCTTCAATTTCTCTTGTTTTAGCGTCCATTAGAACGTCTAAGGCATCATAATACGTTTCTTGTATTTCTGCTTGCCTTGCCATTTCTTCTTCGTGCAGTCGCTGTGCTTCTGCAGCAGCAGCCTTACGCATTGTCTGCAGTTTGTTGTTAAGCGTAGTCTGTAATTCAGCTGACTCTGTACGTATGTTAATTAGCGCAACTTCTAACTCTGCTTCTTTCTCTAGATCTTCTTCTGTATTTTCACTTAGAGCCATAGTACGTCTGTGTAGGTCTAGCTCTATTTGTGCCTGTCGCTGACGTTCAGCCATAAGACCTTGCTCAATCTCCATTGCTCTTTTTGCTGCATCAATACGATCCTCTAATGATTTGCTTTGATCCTCAGCAATCATATTCAACTCTTTAATCTCTGCCCTGCCTTCTGCGAACGCAACACTCAATTCACGCTGTGCATCACGCAACATTTGTGATTGTGTTGTTATACGAGCTTGTTCAAATGCAACCCTAGCAAGTTCTCTTTTGTATGCTTCAAATGCAGCAACACCATCAATTAATGGATCAACAACGTGGTGAATCATTTTTGAACCAGCTTCTACAAAGTCCTCTGTTGCATCTTGTATTTCACCACTAAGTGCGTCGATCTCTTTTTGCATAGCAGACGTATCCGCTAGTCCTGCAGTAAAGAACTCTGCTGCACCTTGTGCTGCTATTAAGAACCATTTTTTGAGTGTTTTAAGCGAAACAATGAATCCCTTCTGTATAGTGTCAACTACGTTCTTAACGTGTTGATTAAGATACTCAACACCCTTCATAAAGTCGTCTAACGCTTTTTTCGGATTCAGTACAGCGTCAATAATATAGCCACCTAAAGCTGCGAAGGTGTCTGTAATTTTACTAACTACTGCACCTAACATAGCAAAAACAACTTCTAATTGTTTAGCACCTCGAAACGTTTGCGTAAAGTATGCAACTAACGATCCGACTAAGACAACAAGCGCACCTACGCCGGTTGCTGTTATTGCACCTTGTAACGTAAACATAGAAGCAATAGCAGACCTAGCACCTACAAGGAAACTCTTGAAGCCACTAACTGCGCCACCTGTCATTTTATCAAGCGCACCTGTTGCTATATCAGCTGACGATCCTATATTATCTACGCCATCAGCTATGTCGCCAATACCCTTTCCGGCTTCTCTGGTGTTTACGTTTATGTTTACGTCTATTTCTTCTGCCATTATACTTTGTCTTTTAGATATACTTTTACGCCTTGTCTTATTTTCTTAAAGAAGCGTTTGAATCCTACTTCTTCATAGTAACCATATAATTGAAGCGTATATGTATCTTCTATCACTTCGTGGTCTTGTGCTAGTTTTAGCGTTTGTGGTATTGTCTTACCTACCTTGTTTATGTAATCTATCATTCTGCTTCTAAATAAACTCCTGACTCAGCTTCTATGTAGCCAAGACTTTCTAATAATAAAACGTCTGTTGTTGTAAACATACTCGCTGCATTCATAAACGTTGCTTCTACGTCTATATTCCAACTCATAATGGTATTTGCTGTTCCTGTGCAGTTAATTGAAATACCTGTTGTCAGATTAGGTATAACACTAGGATTCCCTTTTGTCTGTCCTAAAGATATTGTACGAGTACCTGCGTCAGCGTCATTCTGTGCGAAGTCTGTTTGCTCTGTTATGCTAGTTGTAATTGTGCCATTTATGTTTTTAGCAAACCCAGTCCACACTTTAAAAGAACAACTACCTAAAGAACCTGTTGAGCCAATAGAGTCCGTTTGTATAGACATAGCACGTATAACCATTCTACAAATAACGCCGTCAGGTAAGAAGAAAGAACCTGCACCGGTGTTAGACTTCGATCCTGTATTTGTAGCTTGTGTTGGTACGCTTCCGTACGTTGTCGCAAACAACGTGAAATTCTTTTGTATAGAGTCTGTATTTGAAAGTAGATTTTTAGCAACAAACGAATGCTCACCTACAATTGGATTAATATTAAACTTACTTGAAGATAGTCCTGCAGACTTAAATCCACCTACGCCTGTTAATAGACTTTTGCCGTCCATACCTGTTGTGTTAGGATTTGTGCCGCCATTAGGATTCTTACCACCTCCTGTTCCTCCTGTACCTTGATTCCATAGACAATCTGTGCCGTTCCAAAATAGATCGTATTCGTAACAGCATTCTTCTGTGCCTGTTGACGTACTGCCGTTTAATGGATTCTGAAATATAACTGTGCCGTTTTGCGCCCAACCTAATACTGTCAAATCACAATCATCGTCTGTTGGTGGTAGCTTTATAGCTTTAAGTTGATCAAGTTTTTTGAGCAATTGAACCTTACAAGGTACGTCAGCAAAAGGTTGATAGTTGCTAATCTTTAATACTCTGTACGGCGTATCTTCTATTTGTATTTCGTCACTAAACTTAAAGTTGAACATATCAGCTGCAGTCAACAGCATATTACATTCTAATAGTCGTGCTTGTTTGTCGTATATAGAGAGCAAGAACTTTTGCCAATAACGTGCAAAGAAAGTATATGCACTAGGCACGTTACCTACTATGTTACTACCAAACGCATTGATAGGTGAGAACTCCCATTGTAACAGGTGCGTTGATGCACCCATAACTGTACTGCCACCACCGGCTGCTAAGTAAGGAAGGCAAAGAGGATATACGCTAGACTCTGTTTGTCCTACAAAAATACTATTGTTGCCACCTACGTTTTGTGTGCCGTTGTGATAAAATAGTTTTGGTTTAGCGTCAGATATAGGACCACTAATATCCTCACCATAACCTCTATGAACTAATAGATCTGGCACAGCTGTTTGTAAACCTGATCCTGGAGATACCTCTACAATATCAACTTCAAATGGCGCAAATACTGAATTGTTTTTTAGCTCACCTTGTACGAAGTCACCTTGTATGTCTTGCTTAAATTCTCCTTTAACAAATCCGTTATTGGCAACGTGTATAGCATTTGAGAATGTAGAATCTTCTGCGTCTGTAAAGTGTATTTTTTTCTTACGTATTTTGTCTGTTGTAGTTAGACTAATAGGTTTGCTAAGGTCTAGCTTATGAGTCCAATCTTTATGCTCACCTGCATCTATGTAATCCTGAAACGGCTGTATGTTTAACTTCTTTGGATCTTCTTGGTCTGCTACTATACATAAGTTGTAACGTTCAACTAAATCTTTCAGAAATGCTGTTTGAGTAATGTCAGGCATATTGTGTGGTATATCAGCATAGCCGCTTACCAAGTCACTTGCTATAACTTGTACGTATGTGCCGTCTTGTACTACGTTAGTCGAACCACCTGAGCCACCTGAATCCAATATACCAACTTCAAAATATATGTCTTCACCGGCATTGAGGTTTGCCGTCCAATCCATCTGTACTGTTGTCAAAACAGCTGTTGTTCCGTTACCTGGTGCTAGTGTCGTATAGGCACTCCACTCATTTGCTGCTCCTCCCATATGCAGTATAGCATAAGAGCCGTATTGGTCTTGTAGTGTTGTTGTATCAAACGTTACTACGAAGTGTCCGAAATATACGCCATCAACAGGTGCAGAAAAGTAGTGTGACGTTGTATTAAAGTGTACTGAAGGATCGTAAAAGCCTGCACTCGAATTATCGTTAAATGGAACTGTGAAGAAGTCTAATCCTGTTGTGCTACCTGCTGCTACTGATATAGGTACTGCAGCCGTACAACCTACCTTTAAACCTAATATGCCTCTTGTCGCTGCGCTTTCTCTGTCCCCTCCTAGCGTCATATACAACTTAGTCCAAGCATCACTTGTAAGAAAGCTATTACTAGCTAATTCATAACCTGCGTTCTGCACTAGCTTACTCAACAACTCATTTACTTGTATTGCCGGTTTTAGGTGCTGTGGTTTAAGACCAGAAGGATTGCCGTTAGAATACGGAGCAGCTATACCACTTTCTGGTCCTATATTCTCCCACGTAAATTGTGAGAATGTGCCACCTACAAGTCCGTAGTCAATTAAAGGAAACACAATCTTTCCTGCGCCAACACTTCCCTCTGTTACGTCATTTGATAAGTTAAATGAATTGATTATGTTACTATCTGTAAACAATACGTCATACGATACGTCTTGCACTCCAGCATCATTAAAAAATAGGTCAATCAGTTTCAGGTCTTTTATCTTCTGAAATAGGTTAGCTTCTTCACCAAATACTGCAACCTCGTATTCTTGTGCTGTTAGGTGTATTTGTTTTAGCTGCAGAGATCCGGTTACAACAGGCACACCATCAACTCTAATCTCAGCGTCACACTTAAAATGAATGTCAAATTGATTTGTCGTTGTAGCTGTGGTAGGTATCTCTACATTGACGTTATAATAGTGCGAAAAGAAATTATTATTGCGCTTTGAAAAAGGTAGTCTAAATGTTTGAGAAAAAGGACTATGTCTGCCTAATACCTCACCTACGTTACCTACTTGATAAGTTAAACTAAGCGCACCAGGATTGCTAACGTCAAGTGTGTGCTGTTTACCAATAGTGCCGTTTATGGCAACTGTTTGTCCGTATGCAATTAATTCAATCATTAGCTGTATGAGTATGTGCCTGCTTTTGTTACCGGTCTGTTGTGTGCGTACTTGAATTTAAGCTGATACAAGAACGGACTACGTTCGTTAACATTCTTCTTCCTTGTGAAGCTTGTATCAGTTACAATAATAGGCGTAACACCTACGCCACCTGAGTTAGCTAAAAGATAAACTTGTGGTGACAGCATTATAGATTCTAATATATCAACGTCATTCTTGCCTAGAAGATCTGTTGTTAAAGTCATTTGTTTTGTAGCGTCTGTTTTAATAACACGTTCACCTCCTTCGTCACCTCTGAAATTCCAAAACTGATTTGCATTAGCTGTGTCCCAATTACCTTGCACCTGCTTGAACGTTTTGCGCTTTACGGTCATAGAGTCGTTTTTGCGTAGTATAAAGTCTTGATAATCCCAACAACCAACTGAATTTTGCCAAGCTATTGTTACCGGCTGATTGCCGTCTTGATATATGCTTGTGCAGTTTTGTATTTCAAATCTATATAATAATGAAACTAAGGAAGCGTCTGTACTAGCTGTTGGCGTAGATGAGGTGTCATTTAGTGCCATAATTTCGTAATACGCAACTGTGCCTGCATTAAATGCATTTTTAAGTCCTGTGTCAATAGTCTGTTTAGACATTTGTTCAGGACCACAACCGAAGTATTGTAAACGTTCTTTATCTTCATTAACACTTGCAACAGCAGTACCACCATCAGTTCCTAAAATAAAGTGATGAGAAGCTAAAAGAGAATTAGACGAATCATAAGCGCATACGTACATACTCTGTATAGTAGAACCACCAGGTGCAGCACCTTCTGCTATAAACCCTAATGTATAGTAGCCATTATTCTGTACTTTAATTAATTCACGCTTTGCTGTACCAAGCGTCTGCGTAGTTCCTCCATCAG